CCATGCGCGCACTCAGCTTCCAATGGCCGGCGCGCCAGCGAGCCGCAAATTGCGCTTCCTCCAAACTCAAACCCTTCCCAATGTAAGTTTTAATCCACTGGTTCATGCGGATATTTTTCATCTTAGGCGACAGCTTGTGGAACGGAACTGGCTTCATGCAATACCTTTCAAATTGCGCTTAATAGTTTGCTTCCAACTTGACATCGCACCAGACAATGCAGTTGCAGCATCGCTGGCCATTGTCAGGCAGAGCGCATCCGCAAGGTCAGGCGACCTCAACCCACGCTTGCGCATCTCATCTTTACTTTCAGCCTTCATCTTGCCTGACGATGTGAACGAGTAACGTATCGCAGTCAGCTCCGCGAGCAGCTGGTCGTCCTTCGGCAGCTTGCATGACCGATCCTCAAGCCAACCTTTTGTTTTGAACCACAATTCACTGCGCAGGTTCATGTGGGTCTTGCCCATGGCCGGAGCCTCGCCAACATTAATCCCTCTAACTGGCGCGCCAAGCTCGCGCAGCCTGTCAACCACACCGCCGCCAACGCCAATACTATCAACTAGTATCTCGCTAGGCCGCATAGAAGGCGGCAAGCCTTCGTATTCGGCCATAACGCGGCCAACTGTCTGCATCAAATCCAAGCCCTGCCAGCTGGTAATCTCAGTCACAACATTGCCATAACGCTTGCACAGCGCAGTTTTGTCCGTGCCAAAGCGCGCAACGTCTAAACCCCAAATCGGCTTAACGTCAGGCGTTGCTTCAATGTCACGATGGATCGCACTCTCAACCAAGTGAAACGGAATGATCGTGTCGTCATCCGCCATAGGAAACTCGCCAAGAACACGAATGCGAAAGGCATTGCTTTCCTCGCCATACCTTGCGCGCATCTCGTCAACAAACTCGTCAGACACAAGCGGGCTATCTATGCACGACCAACGCCGTGTCCACCAGCTGTCAGCCATCCGCGTCTGGCTTTCGTAAAACGTGCCAGATGAACGCGTCGGGTTGCTCAGCAAAATCGTAGTTGCAGCGTGGCCAGACATCGAGCCAGCAGCAGCCTCAAACACCTTCTCAGGCACACCAGAAGCCTCATCTACAACCAACAGCACATTCTCCGAGTGAACCCCAGCCAACGCCTCCGGCGTCTCCGCACGGCTTGTCCTAGCCGAAATAAAAGCCTCGCTCGGGGCCGCGTTCAACTCAACCCTGTCAGACTTAACCGTAAGCAAAACCTTCAACTGCGGCGGCAGCTCATTAATCCAGCGCTTTAGCTCGGCAAACAAAGCATCAAACAGCTGGCCACTGGTCGGCGCTGTGACAACAACCTTGTTTGGAAAGCGCAGCAAAACAAACCAAAGCATAATCCAACTAGCCGACGTGGACTTACCCGTGCCGTGGCCACTGCGAATGCTAACCTTGCGCTCACCGTCCGCAACAGCACGCAGAAACTCAGCCTGATAATCGTGCGGAGTAGCGCCCAGCACCTCCTGCACAAACAGCGCAGGGTCGTCGCGGTAACGCAGCACAAACTCTTCTAACGGGTTAGCTTCACTCATCTGTGACATCCTCGTAATCCGCGTCAATAGCCATCGCCTCACGCTGGCGATCCTCAGCGTCAATCTGAGCCAAGTCAGCATTAACCTTGCGCAGCGCGTCCAAGTGCATGTCGCTCACGCTAATCGTAACATTGGTCTGAGGCCGATTGCCGTAACGCTCCTGATTATACGAGCCAGCCATAAATTTGCGCCACTGCACCTTCTCACGCGTTGCAGCAATCTCCTGCGTTGAGCTGCCGCCATCTAACGCGTCAACCATCTCCAAGCCCTGCTCAACCAACGCGTCAGCCGCCGTCAACTTGGCATTCTCCAGCGCCGTCTTGTACTCCGGCACAGTATGCAAACTGTTGCGCAAATATTCCCGACTGCACTCAAACTCCTTCGCTATCGCCGTCAGCGTAGTGCCAGACGATAGGCGATCAAATATATACTCAGCGCCGCCGTTCTTGGCGACCTCAGCCAAAATGCGCTTGCGTAAAGCCTTCCCAGCCATTGTGGTAACTCCCGTTTTTTTAAATTTTACTCTGAGTGAGCGTCGGTTGGCAAGAGGGGGCCGGGGGGGGCAAGCGTGTGTGCGGGAAACTACACACACACTCCCCCGTCGAAATCCTGACCGGGGGGGGTGTTTTGCCTCATTCCGCCAGCTAAGACGCATAATCCGCATTATGTTAAATTTAATATGCAATGATTACAGTGCGTTGACTTTTGTGAGGTATCATTGCACCTCATTTCGCCACATTGTTGCCACATTCTGGCTTGTAATTGAACGCTTGTTCAATTAAGCGAGCGCACCCGGCGCGTCGATGCCAACCAGTGTCGCGGAGAGTTTCACCTCTCACACTCACGCACAGCCTCGCTCAGTGTATTGTGTTGCCTTCTGCGCCCATCAGCTCATTGATGTCAGATAGCTCAACCAGAGCCTCCACCATTGCCTGCACGATCCGCTGCATGTCTGCGCCTTCATTTAACCTGTCGCTAACGTAATCGGCCAGCCAATCAATCTCATCCTCAGCCGCCTGATTGTCCTCGCACGCTATGTCTAAGGTCAACTTAATTCGATAGGACATTCTCCCACCTTTCACAAAAATGCCCCCGACGGACAAACTGGATGCAAAAACCGTCGAGGGCAAGTTGGACAGCGCGGGAGGATGCGCTGCCTGCTGCTTACGTTAAGGCTGCTCAGTCGGCACGTCAAGCATACCCTCATCCAGCTCACAGCCCAGCGCCAAGTATGCAGCGCCATCGCAGCTGCTATCGTGATGCGGCCCATTGCGCAGCCTCGCCAGCTTGAGCAAGCACATGAGCCTGCACACGTCGCCGGGCGATACCTTGATGCCCAGATAGGCTGACCACATGTGCGACGTTGCACCGAAGTTCTCCTGCGGCGTCCCATAGTGAGCCTGTCTCGGCCCGTTAATCAGCCCGATGGCTTCCTCCAGCACCGTTGTGCGTACATTCTTCGTCATCTCACTCTCCTGTTGGTTCAAAGTTAATCTCATCATCAAACGCCCGGACTTCCACAACCTTCGCCCCGGCAAACTCTTTCGTCACAGCTGCCATCATCTCATCTGTGCGCACGCTCATGACGGCGCAGACCTCGCTGATATGATACACGGCCCACGTTGGATACTTGCGCCTAACAGCCGCCAGATCACCGCTGGCGAGGAAGCAGTATGTCTTCCCCTTGAACTCGGCTATATGCCCGTCAACCTTTGGCGGCTCATGTCCATCCTGCCTTGCCTTCACGTTCATCACCTTGAGCGCTTTAATCAGGCTTGTGGCCAGCTCGACACACAGCGCGTAATCTTCCGCGACCATTGCGGCTTCCAGCTGACCTCTCAGCTCACGGTAACGCAGCGCGTATGCCGGCGGCACGCAATCAACCAACGTATCTCCCCACACCTTAGCCGCCGCTGCTGACGCAAAGCTAAACGGCTCGACCGCTGCTGCTACCTTGTAGTGGATTGGCTTGCCATAGTTCGTATGCTTGCTCTCAAACGTGCCACGATTGGCCATCGCCGCTTTAGCCTTATCAGACTTGGCTTTTGCTTTTTTAACCATTGTGGACCAGCTCCCGTAAACCCTGATAACCCTGCCAGCAGGAGTTAGGACGCAAAGCTGCGCCTCTGGCCCGACTTCGCGCCAGCGAAGGAAGGCGGGACAGTGGAGCTGCTGGTCGTCTCAAAAAAAGAGAGTGTTCGCTTTTGCGAACTCTTTTTAAGACCTGCGCCTTGACAAAGTGCGTCACTGGAGGTAAATTTTCCGTAGGAAAATTCAGCAAATCCACTGACGCACTATATAAATAAGTGGTTTGCTCGATTTCCGAATCACCCACAAATTGACCGAATTTCAGCAATGCGTCACTGCGCGTCACAAGTGCGTCACTGAAATTTTCCACTGACGCACTACTCGATAACATCGAAATCATCCTCATCGTTTGGTTGTAGCCTGCTGTTAAACTCATCGATAAACTTGCTTAGCGGTTCAATGGCTTTCTCATACTTAAACTGACCCTTTGACTTGTGCGGCCAGAAGTTCAGCTCTGTTATCTCGCCCTTGATCTCGATTATACACTGCAAGTGCCACGGCGCGGTCTCGTGGTTTGGCCAGTAGAAACTTACATGCGGGTTAGCGTTGGCAAAGTCGGCAAACTCCATCGCGTTCTGCTCTTCTTCGCCGTCATTGTATCTGTAAAAGCAATCGCTGTAATTGCCGGTCCATTCAAGTCTCATTATACTTCGCTCCCTTTGTTAAGTTATCAACCGCCCACAATGGTTGCAGGTTTGTATAGTTGAAGCACTCGCGCTGCTGCTTCTCGCAGGTTAAATCAAATGTTGCGCAAGGTTTGATGTGGTCTATGTGCCACTCGCCGTGATTGTCCCACGTCATGCCATCAGTGAACTTTGCCTCAAGGTGCTGGCGTAGGTGTGGCACAGAGCAGCCCACGAGCTGCATTGTCCTGCATGACTTCTCTCCGCCGCTGCGTATGATTGCCGCCCTTACCCTAGCGCGCAGCACGCCCTTTATCTTAAAGTTTATATCGTTTTCCGCCCGTTCTGCCATATAGTTCCGCATGTAGTCTCTATGGGCCTCCGGGTCGCGCTCACGTTGATCTTGGCTGCGCTGCCTGCGTTGCTCTATTGTTAGCGATTGGTAAATATTGCTCGCTCTACTTACACATTTTTGACGATACTCCGCGTCGGCTTCATACTTTTTCCTTCTGCGCTTATTTTCGTTGGCCTTATATTTATCAGCGTTGCGAAGCTCCCACGCCTGCCTGCCGCTGTTTAAATTGCACCGCGTAGAGCAGAATTTCTTTTTCCGCCCCAGCGTGAAAAAGTTGCAGCACGCTTTATATTCACACGCCTTAATCATCAGTTTATCCCCCCAACTCTGCCCGTCGATACGACGCCCTTGCGCTCCCTGCGCTGGCTTGGGCTGTGATAGACAATTTCCTCCAGCAGACCTTCGTCATTCCACTGGCGCAGGATTGCCTTTGCCTGCCCTGCTGTCTTTGTGTGGTCTAGGTCTGAGAACCTGTAATTTGTGATGACTGAGCCAACCCAGCGCTGTTTGTCCTGCGGCCTGATAGAATACTTCTCGCCGTCCTCTGGGCCTTTGTCGATCAGATCAAGCATGTTGTTGACCACACGGGTTGTCATGCCCGCCCACTGATCGGGCAGCTTGAACTCAACGGCCACACCGACGTATTCTCCGTTGTCTAGCTTCGTGCTGACCATGCGCCGGTAGATTGCCTTATCCGCTGGCAGAGGTGCGCTGAGATTGGCCTTGCCGTCATCTACCCGGAAGACACCTGTCGCGCTGGCCTCTGGCACACCTAATGCAACGGCGTCTTCAAATTTTACCTTGTTAATTATTCTGGCTGCTCTACACGCCCCGATTAATGAACCTGCGCCGCGCACTGAGTCAATATCCGCGTCATCTCCGTTGCCCTTGCGCACATGGTGAACCACATGCACGGCACAGCCAGCCTCTCTGGCCAGCTGGCGCAGCATTGCGACCACCTTCTGCACGCTCATATTCGAGTTTTCGTTGACTTCGTGCGTCGAGATGAACGGATCGATTATCACAAGGCCGATGTCGTTGGCTTTTATCTTATCTCGCATGTGGCTGAGAAAGGCGTCATTGGTCTCGATGCCGTCTCTGGTTTCCGCAGCCAGCGTGATGCCAATTGTGTCTTCCGCATCCATGAATAGTTTGCCAGCTATCTCTGGGTGCGTGACGTTGTGTTGCTTCATGGCGGCGGCCAGTCTGATTTGCATTTCGGCCATGTCGTCCTCTAGGTTTATGATCCAGACATTTGTTGGCTCATGTACCTTCTCGCCCAGCAGTGGCCGGCCAGTGACCACAGCCAGCGCCTCAACCATTGTGAGCGATGTTTTGCCGATGCCACCAGCTGACGCCGTGACGCTGACAAAGCCGCGAATGTGGTGATGCCCGTAAATCCACCGCCTGCGAGGCAAACTTGCTTCATCAATAGTTCCGACCGGCGTTGGCCATTCGAGCTTCTGTGCAGGCTCAGGTTGGCTCTCAGGCTCAGTCTCGGGGTCAGGTATGGTGTCAAAGTCATCCAGCCCGTCATCTGGCTCTGGCAACTGTTGGTTGACCTCATCAAACTTACTGGGACGCAGCTCGGCGGCGTAAGTGCGCACGGCGGCCCGCATGTCGTTGTCATGCTCAAAGTAGCAGTAAAGATCGAAGGCATCACCCCAGCAAAACTCTGCGCTGGTCTGGCCAATGCCAGCCGCCCGGTCTGAGCCTGACAGGCTGACCCAGTGTGTGCCGAAATCTTTGGTGGCGTGTGAGCCGGATGTCTGCATTGGGGAGCGGTAGCTGTCTGATCGGCCCAGTTTCTCGTAACCGTGGCGCAGCATCATGTCGGCTATTGTATTATTACGGTTGAACTCGGCAACTGGATCAACGTCATCGAAATCTTTTCGCTTTTCTTCACGCTGCTGTGCGCGCAGCTGGCGCTCGGCTGCGGCACGTTCTGCTGCAATGGCTTCATTCTTGCGGCGAAACTCTAGGTTTGCCCAGATTTTACTTTCGGTTGGGATCAGCAAGCCCTCACCGCGATTGCGCAGCCCGTGATAAAACTCTGGCTGTCCGAAGTTATCACGTCGAGCCGGCGGCACGTTAGGAAGGTAGATTGGCTGACCCGTGCGTGAGAGGGCTGCATCGCATGTGATGCCTTCCTGCTGCATAAGGTCAAACAGTGCCAGCTGGGCGTCAACGTAGTCCTCACCGCTGATCGGCTCTGACAGCGGGATGAGCGCACGCCACTTGCGGTTGTCTTCTGTTGCCCCGGATGACGAATAGATCAGTGAGGATGCGTTGCCGGTGACACGCTCAACGGCTGACTTGACCTCGGTGAGCGATGGGTCGCCCTCGTCAACGTCAATGGCCAGCATCCAATACTCGCCATGCTCGCGCTGTGTCGCGTGATTTCTGCCATCATGTTCGCGATAAGTTGACGGAATGAAAAATAGCGCGTCGGCCTTTTCGGTCGCCTGCGGTTCGCTGACGAGTTTAGCTATTTTACCGATTGTGATGCCGTCGTATTCTGACCCGGTTTGATTGATGCGAGTGTCGCGCGCACCAGCCGCAAGTAGCAGCTCTTTCTTGCCAACGTCGCTTGTCTTTGTTAGTCTGTGCATGTTCGGACCTTTCTCCATCCAATCGTGGGTTCGCTTTCACTGTAGCCCCCGGCAGCGTCCCAACTGCCGGGGGTTTTCTTTTGCTTAAAACGGAATTTCGTCCCCGTCGAGCGCGTCGGCCATGTCTTGCGCTGGTGACTGAGCTGGTGCGGCGGCTGGGCCAAAGTCATCTAACGATGCGTCAACGCCGCCCGCCATTGTAGTTGGCACTTCATCAAAGTCATCGAGACCACCGCCACCATACACGGCGTGAGTGACCTGCACGGTGTCGATCAGCAGCGAGATGCCGCCCTTGTTTTGTGGGTTTGTCACGGGATACGCAGTGACCTTGATGCTACCCTTAGAGCCACCCCAGAAAGCCAAATCTGCCAGCGGTTGCTTCATGCCGTCAATGACGCGAGGTCTTTCATTCTGCACACCTTGGCTGTTCACACCATTGCGCTTCGCCTTGACTTCATAATTGCCATTTTCCAGCTTTTTCATGCCAAATACTTGGCTAAACTCTTCCTTGCGATTGCATGTTTCGTAATGCGCTTTCAACTCATCATTCAGCGTCTTTGCCTCTGCGGCGGTCATCTCCCAAGCGATTGAGTAGGCTGCTCCCGCTGCCGTTGGCGCGCACTCTTCGCTCTTCTTTTCCGCTGTAATGTAACGATAGCAGGCATTCAGCCGTGGATATTTAAACTCCACATTGCGGATCATTACGGGTTTAAAGTCTGTTTTAGCCATCTGTTTTTCTCCAAGCTATTAAAGTTCGACTGCATCTAAACGCAGCCATCGTGGTAGATCAATCACATTAGTTTGATCTGACCAACCAGTGTCCCACTTCTGGGCCTCGTTGGCTTTAGCAATCTTGCGCAGGGTCATGTGCATTTCTGCCTTAGCCCAGTCAAGATATTCCTCATGTATTATATTTGTCGAGACTGCAAACGCGCCAGACTTCTCGACGTGAGCAAATACAAACTGTGACGCCTCATATCCTGCCTGCTCAATGCAGTGCATGTAAAAGGCTTGCTGAATTGCGTAGTTGTACGCAATCATGTCCTTCGCCACGCCTCGGGGGCTGGCATCCTGACACGTCTTGAGATCGTATAGGACACCTTTGGCATCCCAATAGCTATCTGGGCGGCACTTGATTTTCAGCCCAGTCTCAGGGTCGGTGGCAAAGAAGCTGGCCTCGTTAACCGTTGTCGGCCCAGCCATGCGTTGCCCCACTGGGTGAAACAGCACGCTATCGGCAATATTCCGCGCAAGGTCATAGTCGGCGGCGGTCAGCAAGGTCTGATCGTTTGCCTGTGCCTCTTCATGCGCTTCCGTCCAAGCCTTACCCCGGCGGGTCTCCGGCCCACGGATGATACCCTTGCCATCCTCTAGCACCATTGCGTGTACGGCGGTTCCCATATCAAACACTGGGCTTGGGCTGTATGTCTTCGCCTTCCAATGTGCCAGCGACTTGCTGTGGACCATCTTAACGTCAGATGACGATATGTAATCCTTTTTGGCATGGTATTCCGTGTTGGATAGTTTGTCGGCTGGGATCATTCAACAATCTCCGCCGTAAATTCGTTGTCGGGATAATCAAATCTTAACTTCATATCACAATCAACGTCTCCTTGAATAAAGCTGTTGTCTAAAACCTTTAACGCCGAAAATTTGTGGTCAGCGATTGCTACATAAGCCGTAAATTCAGGTTTCCCATCAACTACATTAATGTTCAGAAACATTGAATCCAACGCCTCAAGCATCCCAAGGCGAAGAGCAAAGTCACAACTATCATTTAATATTTTTTCAAATGATTTGCTGTCGTCTGACCAATTTCGACCAGTAGGAAAGTAATTTTTTTCGGAAACTTCGCAAAGGTCTTCTTTGCCTGTAAGTTTTATTTCAGTCATTGCATTGCCTCCCTAGCAATATAGCAGAAGGTCTCGAAATCGACCTCTACAGTGTAATCGTGATCGCATTCAGTCAGCGCAGCCAGCGGGATCACACATCGCATTGGCTTACGGTCGTATTTGTAAATCAGGCACGGCATCTTTTGCTCACGCTCGGCGGCGGTTTTAACTTGCTCCCACCATGCAGGCGCACCGCCGATTGGGCCGCTGGCGTATCGCTTCAGCTCCAACGTAAACGGAAAAGCCGGATCGTCTGGGATCAGGTCAGCGTGAGCGCCTGCACGGTATTGCTCTAGATCGCGCTTGAAGCCGATGCCCAGCTCATCGCGGAGCATGTTGGCAACTTCCCGCTCAAATGATGCGCCCTTGTTGCGCCCGTTGACCATCAGTCAGCTCGCGGCTGTTCGGCGTAAATCCCTACGTTGGCCGCAGCGTTAATAGCTGCCGACCGAATAAACGTGGCCAGCGCCATGCCAGCACGCTCGGCAGCTAACGTCAGCGCCTCATGCTGGGCTTCAGTTAAGACCACTCGACTTTCTTTCTTCATGTCACCCTCCAAGGTTAATTTGATAGGACGTTACATCCTAAAAAAAGTTTATGCAAGTGCATCTTTAGTATTTACATAGGATGATTTGCGGATTAAGGTGATTGTATAAACAGATGGAGATGAACATGACTAATTCTTACAAGGTAACTAAAACCCGCCATAAATACGCAAATCGCTACAAAATGATTTCAGAAGATGGCGCAAGAGGTGAGTGTGAGCTTATGGATGACGGAACTTACCGTCTTCGCTTTGGCTCAATGATTGGTTCGAGGGAATACGCCAGCATGGACGATGCGGCGCAAGAGGCGTTTCGTTGCAATCGTGAGGCACTTGCTCGCATTTCGGTAGTTTAGGGAGAACCACAATGAAACATAAGCTAGAAATCGCCGCCGAAATCATATTCCTCTTGGCTCTGTTTGCAGTGCCATTGTTCATCAGGAGCGCAATGCTATGACTAATATAATTAAATGCCCTGAGTGCGATGGCGAAGGCGAAGTCGAGCGCGATGTTTGGGTTCGTCAAAGCTCAACTTGGCATGGCGACTTTGAATCCGTCATGGAGGATTGCGACAACTGTGGTGGCGTTGGCCAGATTGAAGCGTTGGAGGAAGACGAATGAAATACGATCCAGATGCGCTCACCCGCCACGTTCTTGATTGCGCACAGCAAGGCATGTCTCAGATTGAGACCGCAGAATTGCTGCGCGTGTCACCGTCAACAATACATCGCATTTGTTCGGCTGCGAACATAAAACTTGAAAGGAAAAAACGTGAATACGGACCAAACTCATATTATTATAAAAAGGCTGGAGCGGATCAACAGCATAATGCTGACGGAGGCGAAGACGGCGATGAGGCCAAACTTGAAGCAGCGGCTGGAAGAGCAGCAAGCGCTAATCGACGTGCTAAAGCGCGAGATGCAAAAGACGCAGCCGAGCGATTGAGGGCCAAGCTGGAGGGCGTGACCGATAAGCATGAGCGCTTTGAGATCACATACGGCCACTGCATTTGGGAATTTGAAACGCTCATGTATCGCCAGCGCAAACGTGAGGCCCTACCATCTGGCCCGCGCAGGCCGACCACAATGGCCCCATCTATGATTAAGGCGGCTGAGGCAAGCAAACAGCACAGCATTGACCAAGGCAATCGCCTGTTTGCTTTGATCCCGTATGACCAGCGCATTACGGCAGCAGAGGCCGCTGAGCTGCTGGGAGACAGCGTGCCGCGCACGTCAAGCTATCTCAAGAAAATGTGGGAGGCGAACAAGGTTTACCGCGTGCGAGACTTTGTTGAAGTGCCGGGCTATACCAAGCGGCAGTGGCGCTGGGTGTTTAGCAAGCAACCCATTCAGCCGTTGAATAACTGTTTTGAGGATGACGAGTGATGGACGACAAAGAAGTTGAGCGCATGATAAACGCAGCAGGTCTGATCGGAGCCATCTTTGGCTTCATCAGCGGCGCTGGTTTGATGGCGCTGGTGGGCATTATATTTTGAGGTCGTGTGGGTGGCGTGATGCTGGCACATTCGGTAACGCAAAACCAATAAACAACGATTAAGGTTGAGCCACCCACTCAGACTTTCTAATCAAAGGCGCGCCCGGCAGCAAGTGGCTATTTGAAGCTGTCGAATGTTTTTTGCATTGATTGCTTTTCATCCATAAATGCCTCTGGTGAAATATATGTTGTCACCGAGGTCAGCTCATCACCCCGGCGAAATATCACAGCGCCCAAATCAATGGATACAAACGCAAACACGTCTGACACCCCTACGTTCTTTTTGGGCGTGTGGAATGCGTAACTGTTGGTGGTCTTGTGCGTCTTGCTGGCCGTCTTAACTTGCAGCGTGAGCGTCTGTGTATCCGTCTCAACATAAGCATCGTGATCTTTGATCTGGCAGAGCGTGCAGATGTAGCCAGCCAGCGACAGGTAGGCGAGGGCTAAATGCTCTCCGGCCCTACCCACCGCCGCGCTTGCTTTTTGATCTTGCTTCGCCATTTAGCTAACTTAGCTAAACTAAGCCATGAGCCAAGTGTGGATTTTTTTGCTCTGGTTGCTTCGATCATCCAGACCATGATAGCCGCCGTTCACCTTGCGCGTGATGCGCTTGATGGCGTCATCCGTCACGCCTTCGTCAGCAATGGTAAACAATCCATTCTTGTTGAAGAACCACAGCGCAGTCTCAAAGGCATATTCGTTAGCCACCAAGTCCGGGTCAGTCATAACCTTCGGCACACCCATGTCAGACGCAAACGCCCGATAATTATTACGCCCGGTGAGCTGCAAGAAACCTCGGCCAATGTACAGGCTTGCTTGCGCCTCATTCTCGTTCCCCATGCGGCCAGCGTAAACCTTGCCAGCAAGACCATTCGGATTCTTAGCATAAGGCTCTGCATCCTCAACGGTTGGAAAGCGAGATGGCCAGACAGCTTGGATGCGCTCTGGCGTGCTGTAATACAGGCTTTCACGGGTGCGCTTGAAGCCGCCACTTTCGTGCGATGCCTGCCCCATCAAGTGAGCGCCACGCGCCGGGGATAGGTTGAAGTGTTTTGCGATTGCTCGCGCTGTATTTGGCCCAAACTCACCATCGGCTGTTGCGCCGATTTTAGCTTGGAGCGTTGCCATTGCCTTGCTCATTTTTTAGCCTTTTTCGCTGCTGTCTTTTTCTTGGGCTTTTGGCCCTTGGCCACGGCAAGGTTGCTCCAAGCGTTTGGATACTTAACGCCCCTTTTAGCAGACATTGCTTTTGCCTTAGCCTTTTGTGCAGGTGTGAGCTTTGCCATCTCATCAAGTCCTCTTCGATTTAGTGCCGCTGCATTTCCAGCGCTTGCGTGAAAGATTTAGCGGGCTGTTTGGATCAGCCGCAGCCTTGGGA